ATCAATAACGATAGTTTTTGCAGAAGCATAAGAGTTGTGCGCTACAATTCTGATGCACTGTACACCCCATAATTCACTCGCGGTTGTATTTCCGAGGACACAATTAAGACCGGCAACGGAAGCGAATGAAGATGGCCCCTCAGTCGCAACTCCCGCTAAAACGGCAAACGATGAACCAAACGCAGCCGCTCCAGTCGCCGTTCCCTTCTGACCGCAAAATACCGTGACACGTTTCACACCAGACAAATCAAATGCCTGTGAATACACTCCAGCACTCACGCCTCCTGTGAAATCGGTCACTAAACCGAAATCCATTTGATACTTTTCAGCTATCATAGTCATAATTAATTACCTCCTTATTTCAAAATCACGAACGGTGATACCGTGTTAGAGGTGGAACCTTCCAATGGAATGGCTGCCGATAACCACGATTTCCCGTCAACATACCATACAATCTTCATGGCCAGCTTCTCGGATGTGAAATATACGTGTTCACTCACACTCACATAAGGCCCCGAACCATCCTGAATGACATAGTATTGAAAATCACCCAATACCAAATCACCAGTTGTACCCAATGCTACTGAACGATCATGTAAAAACAATGGAATACCATAAAGCGTCCCAGGAATTGCCTCAGTCACATCCATGACAAACAATTGATTATTGCCACTATCACGAATTGTAACAAGTTGCGGTAGAGTCGTCTGAGAAGCTATCCAGACCGGAGAACCACCGAACTTATAACGTGCCAACATACCGGAAACATCTGCAAAAGCTATTTGACTTGTGGTCGCACGTGTATATTCAATCCTGCATGGTGCAGAAAGAACACCTTGTGGCCCTGCAACACCATTACCATTATAAAATTGTGTTTCCTCATACCCGATCATTGCCTTACGGAAAAGACCCTCGAAAGTGGCCGGTGCATTCTGCCAATTACGCACTAATTTATTGGTAATCTGCATAAAAGCTCCGATGCCATGCGGTTCCCAAGAAACCTCTTTCAGTTTTGCACTTGTCTCAGTCAATGTCGCACCTTCGCCCACTTTATACATCACTACACCACCGTACATATTGGAGCTTCCAGTTTGATCTAACGCAGGCATTGTCACTTTTGCATCTGGTGGGTCAGTTGCAGGCCATACCTGAGCTCGTGGTCGAATTGCCGCTTCCTGCGGAGTTACCTGTAATAGACCGGGACGGAACTTGTCGGGAACAGCAAAACCACCTGCTGAACCAACCTGCATCTCCTGAACACGAAATTCCTTACCTTCACGATATTCAACTTTATCAAGTCGTTTATCGTACCGACCTTCGACTTTGTGGACATATATCGCACCAACAAAATCGGCAAGATTCTTGAATTCCCGTTCATCATCATTGTCTTTCGCCTTACGTCCGGCAATATAAACTGTTTTCACAGGTTGTTTCTGCAATGCAATTTCTTCATCCAATTTCTGTTGCCGTTCGATCATTTTCTTGACAGAATCAAGCTGACTATTGAGAGCTGTAAATTCCTTTTCCTCGTTTTCGTTAAAATCACGACTTTCTTTGTTGCAGAGGTCAATCATTGCCTGCATCTTTTCGGCAACTTCAGACCTTTTTTTAGTCAACTCATCCATGTTAACCTCCTAAATTTTTAGTTTCAAATGTAGCAGTTTTTCTGCCATCTTTACTTTAAATGGTTTATGTTTAATTACCTCATTTATCCATGCCTGATGACTGCGTACAGCAATGTCGGTCTCCAAGTAAAACGGGAATGTCACGGGACATACATCCCACAATTTCACTTCTTCGAGGGTGCGTAAATCCGGCGTGTTTTTATCGCCGCGTTCCCAAGAGTCCTTTCTGGTTTCAAACCCAAAAGACATCTGGGAAATATCGCCCCGGTCAATAGAAGTCCGGAGATCGCGTGCAAACTGCGTGTCAGGCGGCTTGATCCTCACTAAAAGCCCTTTTTCATCTTCTTCCAACATCAATGTACCCGATTTATTACGTCCAAGAACATAATCGGGGTTATGATTAAATAACGCCCGAATATCATCTTGTTTAATGGTATTTAAAAAAGCACCTCGCTTTATTTTTTCCCGAAACATCCAGCCATCGCTGATAACATCAAATACGGCCGCATGACCTATTAGTTCGCCAGTCTTTTCTTCTCTTTCCTCAAGGGTGAAGTCATACGCTCTGCGTTCTATATGAATAGAAGCCGTTTTTTTGCTTTCTCTCCACGAGTCATAACAGATAGCCAATCGCTGATCGTTATCGGGATATTCTTCTTTCATCGTATCGTTGCTCATGCAACGGCTTATGAAATCATCTTCTGTTTCCCCTTTCTGGGGTTTCGGAATAGGCATTTTATACCTCCTCGTTCAGTTTTGGTTCCGGCTTTGGCTCAGGCGGCGGCAGGGGCTTCTTGCCAGCTTCAGCCATATTGAGCGGTTGCAAATATATCTGACCTTTGCCATCCGGCAAGGGAGCCATATTGTCAAACGCTCGAATCTCGTCTGCATTCAACCATCCCCATTCGCGAGCCACTCTGTAAGAATCAAAACGTGTTTTAATATCGCCCCTTAAAAGCCCGTCCAATACGTGTTCCGCAAAATATTGTTTAGACGACGGCGAAATTAAATTGCGGTTAATAGACTGTTCTATTTTGACGACCCACGGTCTTATAGTGTGAACAACGAAACTGAGAAAAAATTGTTCAGCCGATGCATAAGTTGAAGTTTTATCAGGCGCGCCGATTAACACGCCGGGAACACGATAGATTCTCCCAATGTCCTGCACTTGGAATTCCCTCGTCTCAAGAAATTGCGAATCCTCATTGCTCAAGCCGACACTCGCCATATCAAGCCCTTCTTCAAGAAGCATCGTACCGTGTCTTTTTTCATCAAGGTATTTTTTAAGCGATTCCTTGATATTATCTCTTGCTTGTGGAGACAGTTTTCCGGGATGCTTCAAAATTCTATTGATAGTAGTGTCGTTTGCAAAAAACCTCGCCCCGTATGCTTCGCTCGCTATCGCAAGTCCAATAGCTTCACGTGCCTGCGTGACCCTCGATTTACCGATAATGCCATCATCGGAGTAATCTTTCAGATGCCATATTTCTTCTTGACTGAAATCTTTAGACTGCCCATTTTCATATTTATAACTATAAATAAGATCGCCCGTTTTATCTTCAACTTCTATTTCCATTTTCGCTGGATTAAGGGGCAATAATTCAACAATCCTTTTTCCCGATTTCACAATCTGACAATACGCATTTCCCCTTAAACAAAGATGTCCAACAATCGTCTGCCGAAATTCAAAAGAGGTCTGATAGCGATTCGGAGCATCATGTAGAAGATAGTATAACGGATGATTAGGAGCTTCATCCCTGCTACCATCTTTGTTGCGTATATATACTTTAAGGGGGAGAGATGCGATAGTTTCGGAAATGACCAATACACAGGCAAGAACCGCCGTACAATTCATCGCATTGTCAGCAGTTACATTAGCCCCAGAAGTCGTAACATATTTCTCGATAATAGCCGTCAGCCACGATTCGGCATCGCCAGGAGTCGCAGAAGTCCGTTTCTCGAAAAATGAACGCAATCGTTTCAACATAGTATCTATATTAGAACGAAAGCGTTACATTTTCTTCTTCATTCGACAGATATGAACTCGGAGTGAATTTCTTGAAATATTAAGGGTTTGACTTACATCCTGGCGGTTCAATCCGTACCCAAAAAGCGTTACAATTTGCTGCTCTTTACGGGTCATCGGAACATTAGAAATCATTTCAAGGATTTTAGTCGCTGGTACATTAACAAGCGAGATCGGCATTTCTCTACTGCTTATGTAATCCTGAGAAGCGTATTGCTCCGCTATTTCGCATAGTTCCCGGCAAGTAGCATAATTTTTACAAGTATCGCAATTCATCTGGTAAAAACAACATTTTCAACGTCTATGCCTTCCGTTGCTCTCCTATTTCTTGAATGATTCTCCATAAGATTGAATTGATTTATGGTGCTGAATTTTCGCATTTTAAATAATTTTACAATATCTTCCTTGTTGCTATTCGGATTGATCTCAATTAAAACGCTTTTTAATTCTTCACGCCTTATAGTATTGAGCATCCCAGCGATTACGGCTATTTCCTGCCCATCAATGTCTATTTTGATATGTGTAGGTGTTTTATGATCCATTACTTCTATAAGAAAATCAACGCTCACAAGATAAGTTTGTGTTTGTGTTGCAGGATTGAATTTTTTTCCATGCTCGTCAATCGGTTGACCCATCTGCCCCCCAGAAGCTCCCGCCTCTGTCTTTTCGGTATAGAATATGGATTGATGCTCATAATGACCAATACCAAACCTGAATATAGAAACATTATCAAATTCATTCAATAATCTGTTCTGATGCAACCTGACAAAATTCACGGGGTCTGGTTCAAATGCAGAAATGTTTGATTTCGGAAACAATGAAGCACAATAAAAAGAATAGATACCGATATTTGCCCCTATATCCCAAAAAGTGTCACCATCCTTAAAGGATTGAATCCATGCAATCGTTTCCGGTTCTTTAGTCCAGAAAGTTTCTGCACGATATTTTTCCATATCGGTTTCAATAATCATTTTGAAGGGTAATTCGATCATGTTTTGTCGTCCACAAAATATCTTGTTATTGATGATACAATCGCAGTAGTAAGATCGCGTATAAATCCCACATGAAGAAAATCAATTACTTCGTAATCTTCTTTATATGCGTAAATATATGGTTCGCGTGTCAATGAACTGGTAGTGCCTATTGTAATGCCATATCCCTTCCCCACCATAATGCCAAGCATATATTCCGTTGAGGGTCGCTGATAATAATACTCATAACTATTAAGCGATATACCATCAAATCTTACAATGTAATCTAACGGAGAATAATTCTCTAAAAGATATGCAATCATCCATGCAAAAGAACAACCAAAATAATTACCATGTTTTTGCATAATTTCTTCAAAGGGGAATACTTCACTTTTTTTGATAACTTTCCATTGCTTTTGCATCATTACCGGAATATCAAGTTTATCAATATCTTTCATATAATCCAAAATTCGTTTATTCCCGTAAGTATCCTGACCACGACGAAGATAACCGTTGCGTGAACGCTTGAAGGTATGCAATTCAAACCATCGTGTAAATTTCACATTTGGGAATTGACCATATAGATTATTAAGACTCCATACCTCATCATCTGGTTCTATCTTGTCGAGTAACTCATCTTCTGTAATGGCTGATCCCACAAGAATAATTCTCTGCATTTTATCGTCTCGCATTTTCTATCTCACTTAAACATGGTATTCTTATATAGCTCGATTTCGTGGTTTCATAAATCGCACAATAAAGACACGCACGGAGTTCCTGTGCATTATGTGGGCTAAAGACATTCATATTCGGCATAGTTTTCATCAAGGCAACATCTTCAATGCACTCATGCGTTTCACCTGGCCC